CACATTCTTCGCAAATATTATGGTATTGTCGTTTATTTGTTCTCATACTAAAAATTCACACCTCCAAACTTACTGTTGAAGGCTACCACATTGGATTTCTTATTGCCCCACATACGGGATGTAATGGGAGCCTTGCAAATCTCTACACAAGCCGCTAGTGCGTCTTTAACGTCATCATGTTCAGGATTGTTCATAATGAGTTCTTCTTCTAGAATCTGGCAGTTACCACCTTTGTAATGCCAAATCTGATTGTTGTTATAACGTGGTTCTAGAATAGCTGCAATGCGCTCATCTTTACTCATGTTACGTGGAGGATTGTATTCATCAATCGTAAACACAATGTTTTGACCACGCATAAAGTCTTTGAATTGTTGGACAATGAGTCGCTGTGCTGCTACTACTTCACAACGCATACGTTTAAAACGCCACTTACGATAGACAGTTTCTGCCTTTTCATACATGACGCTAATCTTGTTTGTTTTAAACCTATCAATGTCTAGGACATAATAGTTGTTATCTTCGTCAATGCCGACCACAGCAATAACTGTGTAGTCGGAGTGGTTGTTGATTGAGTAAGCAAAGTCCATAGCTGCATAGACGTGGAGAAGCTTATCACCAAAGTACCAACTACCGCTAAAGTTCTCAATTTTATCCCTTTCGTAGTAGTTAAAACGGCTTCTGTCAATAAGTTGCGTTTCAACTGCGTTAGGGTTGTTATAGTATTGGGCGTAGAATTGAGTTACGTCTAGATATTTGGCTTTTTTACGAGCCAACTCTTTAGCGTCAAATCCAAACGTTTTACCGTCAGTTCGACGCTGTTTAGGCCATAAGAACTCGCCATTAGTCTCTACAACACGTTCAAACACTTCGTACACTTCATTCTCAATTTCCTCATCAGTGTCGTCATCAAAGAAAATTTCAGTCATCTCCATCATATCTTTATACAAGTCAGCAGGATGGTAACGAGTACCTACTGCCCACTCCCTTGCACCTGTAGATTCAATGGATGATAGCTGTGAATAAAAGGCACGTACTTGATCCCGACCAAGTTGCGTGTATGCATTATCTGGAACAACTACGTCATCCAGCACTGCTACGTTACAATGTAGACCAGTTACGTTAGCTGTAATACCTGCTGCTTTAATAGTGGCATCACGAATACCCTCTGCTTTACGCTTAGGATGGTCAACACTTATTTCATCAACACTCCAGCGTTCACGTTTACCTTCGTTTTCATTAACCATTTCAGGCCAATAGAAACGATAAATGTCGGAGAGTAAAATGTCCTTAACAGCTTTTAGCTGTTTTTCAGCTAAGTTAGCAGTAGCAGACACATACAAAATAGTTGTTTCAGGGTGCTTAGTAATCCACCAAGCTACCCTGTATGCAATCATCGCACTTTTTTGATGGTCTCGTGGAAGTAAGACAAGCTGGTTATCCTTAGCATCTTCACGACCCCACCATGAGCACAGTTCTTCATGTACTGCGCCTAGCATACGATGTGGAGCTACTAGTCGAATAAACGTGAGTAAGTCTGCCTCTGCCGCTTGCTTTACTAGTTCTTTTTCAGTCACTTCATTTTTCCTGACTTAGTTCGTGCAAAGCTACGGTTGGCACTCTTACTGGTAACACGTAGATTAGACCTATTATTACCACCACCTTTGCTTAGTGGTTTCTTATGGTCAACATCCTTGCCATCACCCTTAGCTACTTTACCTTCAGCCATAAGTTTACGACGAGCACCATTACGTTTAGCTCTATCTTTTTTTACTTCTTCTTTACCATCGTACTTTTCGTATTGTTTCTTATAATCACGTTTTCCATTGGACATGAACGGCATTATCGTTTACCTCCTACTACAATGCCCAAACGGGCCATATCACCTGCAATTCGACCTAGGCTAGGGGTAGGTACTTCCTCTTCCTTTTTAGGTCGTCCTACGGCCTTTTTAGTGCCTTCCTGAGCATATCCTTTATCAGCCAACCATTTAGCAGCAGCAGTGCCTCCCGGTTGTTTAGCGTGTGCCTTCATTTGTTGGATAGCTTCGCTACGAAGTTTAACATCTAGTTCAGCTTGCCACTTATCTATGTGTGGTTTAATGAGTGCATGATTACGCACTTCAAGCCAGTGTTCCCAATCACCTAACAGTGCCATAGCTGCACTGTATTCAGAAGGATCACGCAAGTCTAGAAACACATCTTTCCATTCTTGCAACGTGTACACAGGTTTATATTTTACATCTGGCCTAGCAAACTCTTTAAATAGTTGTGAAACTACTCGCTTGCCACTACCGTCGAGGAACTTGGTTCGGTCAACCATTCTATACTCCTAATCATTTGTTTAGGTATTTGATTACGTCTTGCAATTTCACCATTACTAGTAACTGCTTGTGTAAGAATAATACCTTCTGGGCCATCATAAACTACCCAACCTACTTGCTTACATAACACTGGTGTATAACTAAATTCTTCTTCATGTACAGTCCATGCTGTAACATCTAGTTCTGAAGCGTCTTCCCAGACTATGTAAGCTAATTTCATTTTTTAGCTTTATTCTTAGCTGTACGACTACCACGTTTAGGTAGACTTTTACCAGCACTACTAAGAGCAATGGCAATTGCCTGTTTTTGTGGTTTACCAGCCTTCATCTCTTTACGAATGTTAGCTGAAATTGTCTTTTGTGAACTACCTTTTTTAAGTGGCATGATTATTCCAATTCAAAATGTAAGCCATCAAAAAAACTTTTAAAATCACCACCCCAACGGATAGCAACATTAAGTTCTTTAGCAGCTTGTTTAAAAGCTTTAGCAATGGTGTGGTAGTGTTCTTTATCCCAACTAACCTTACCATCTACGTATGCAACTACATCTACTGCTCTACCAATAAGGTGCTTACTTTTTAATGTCTGCGACTTCTTATCGTTAACAAGTTGTCTTTGACGTTCAATGTCTCTAACACCTTCAGTAATACCAAAATCAATTTCTGTAAGTTCAATAGCACGTTTAACTACAGCAACCAAATCATTATCTACACCTTTAAGTTTATCTAAAGATTTTTGAGATAGTTTGTATGTCATTTTTTAAACGCTGCAATGATGCGGCTACCAAACAAGAAACCAAATGCAATGTTAGCTGCTTCTAATGCTAGTGTTTGTACAGCAACATCTACTGGAACGTATAGTGTAGACACGCCTACAGCAATTACTAATAACGCACCAATGTAACGTGCAGAAGCTCGTAAGTCCACAACCCACTGGCTAGGTTGACCAATGGGTGTGTCCAGTTTTGCTAAGGCTTCTAGCCTTCGCACTTCAGCTTCATCAAGTTTAATTTGTTCATCTACTGTAGTAGGTTTAACACCACCGGCAAAACGTGTAATGGCTTGTTTAATACCTTCTACACCAATAGGAACTAATGCACCTACAATTGTCTCTAGTAACATTATTTGTGTCCTGTGTAAAATGCACCAATAGCAGCTAAAAAAGCACCAATAAGAAGTAGTGGTTTGGCAATTTTAGCAAGCCAATCCAAAACAGTGAACGCACCCTGTGCTGCATGAAAAGCATCCACTACGTCTTTGGTGTCTTGTGCAACCTTATCAACTTTGCTTTCTACAGCAATTAGGCGCTCATATATTTCAGCATGGCTTACTTCTGACATTTTTATACGCCCAAGTTACCAGCCGCAATAAATGTGTTAGCAACAGGAGCTACAAGACTAATTACAGCATATTGCCCCATTGTGCTAAGTAGACTAGAGTATGAAACAAGAGTAGTAGAACTACCTTGTGCCACTGTAACTTTACCAGTACCACCTTGAATAATGGTACAGTTAAAACCAGCACCTAAACCAGCAGCAGTTGTAATTGTAGTAGCACTAGAAGAAGTACAGTAAATAATTTTATTTGCATCAGCAGCAGATAGAGTACGTGACGTTCCAGATACAGTAACTACTTGTGCTGCACCTGCACCACCTAATGCTACAGCAGAAAGAAATGCATTCTTTAAATCTTGTAGTGCAGCAGGAGGTGTAGCAATGTACAACTCGTAAAATTGTTTTTCTAAATCAGTAATTGTAGCCATTATAATTCCTTAAATAATTAGGGCCAGTACAGTTTTGATTATGCACCCAGTTTACCACTGGGTGCAAGATGGTTAATTACGCTGCCAAATTAGCCATTGCTTTCCAAGTTCCAGGAGTGCCTGCGGTCACGCAGACCCAACCCGGAGATGTTCCAGCCGTCTGTGCTAACTTCCAGACAATATCGCCTTCACGGAACACATAAGAAGACGACAGTGTTCCTGGGTCGGTGTCACTGTAATAGACAGACGCACCGTTGTAGAAAACATCGTTTGTTTGCGGATAAATCTTGGCGCTGTTTTGGCCGTTGACTGTCCAAGTGGTTGTGGATGCAATCCGAACGCTGCCGGTTGTTGCGCCAGTAACCGTGTTGCCAGACAAGTTGACAGTGCCAGTGCCTTGAACTCGAATGCCATGATCGTGCGCTCCAGTCACAGTGTTATTGCTGATAGTTGCCGAAGTTACGTCAGACATTTGGATGCCGTTGTACCCAGTGTCAGAGTTGTTGTCATCAATGATGTTTCCAGTGATAGAAATGTTGCTTTGACTTGAGGAATCAACTTGAATGCCGTAGCGACTGTTTCCGCTGACGATATTGTTTGCGATGGACAAATTCTTGCTAGATGTACCATCAATCAACACACCACCACGGTTACCTGTGACCGTATTGCCTACAAAACTAACGTTGATGCCACGCAAGTTGACGCCTTCAAATGTCCCGTCGCCAACAATCGTGTTACCAATAATCGAAGTGTTTTGCGTAGCCTGCGTAGATGTTGCTGAAGTCCCGCCCGTTACGATTGCGTAACTGGAACAATCAAGAATACTATTGCCAGAAACCGTAATTCCTTTGGTGTAGTATTCGACAGCACTGACTGTTTTACCATTCAACAAAATGCCTTTAACTTGGTTTTTGATTGAATTACCGCAAATAGTGATGTTGTCGCCGCCATTGATTTCGATAGCTGCGTCTGCGCCGCCACCACGAGTCGTATCAAAAGAATTGTTGTTGATCTGTCCATTGCGACAATACTTATCCAAGTCGATGCCCTCGGATACGTTGTAGATTGTGTTGCCGTCAATCTTGAATCGCTCGACCCACGCAAAAAATATGGTATTGGCGTTATCCTCAAAGTTGTTATCCGACACATTGATTGTGTTAATCAGTGCCGCTGCACTTGTACCTTGAGCAACAACTGGCGAACCATCAAATCCATTAAATGTGCAATTTTTTACGCTGCTTGCGCTGGCGTTTAGCTGGATGCCATAGCTGCTGGTGACATTTAGTCTATCGCCATTGAAATAGATGTTTGTGAAATTTACTCCAGCAGTGCATGAAACGATGTAATTGTCAGTTGCTGGAGACGCGCCCTCTTTGGCTTTGATTTGAGCGCCGGGATCGCCCGTCACTTGCATGGCGGTGTCAATCAACAAAGCGCACTTTGATACATCAGTACCGTCAGTCAATGTGCAAGACTGCGTGTTGACGTTGACAAGATACGTGCCCACAGGAAAAAACAAAGTGCCACCTGCTGCTACCGCATCAATGGCGCTTTGAATAGCAGCCGTATCATCTGTCAAACCATCTCCAGTTGCGCCATAGTCTTTGACGTTGATCGGCGCACTGGATACCATAAAAAAAGTTGCTTTAGTCAAACCCATTTTCAACCTTTCGAGAATGCTTGGATTTCCGCATTGGTCAATCTTTGCGGATAATACTCAAAACCAGTAATGACACCGTTTAATGGCTGTTGCAGTGCAGGGCCAGCACCGATGTTCAATTGCGAAACCGTTGGTACAGTACCAGAAGTATCGGTAACAGTTGCGCCGCCTTGCAGTGCCAAACCAAAATTGTTTGCCTTGTACGATAAGCAAACTTTGTTCAATGCTCCGCCAACAATAGGTGTTCCGCCATCCAAACTTGCTTGGGCAAC